CATCAAAGTAAACCTTTATAGTTTCGGACTGCTGGCTCAGTCTATAGAAGTGGCATATCTCTGTCCCAGCCTTACCAATATAAACACGGGGAGCGTTGGTTACCTTACCCATAGGCCAGATACTGTGTTTAACAATCTTATCCTTAGCCACCTGGGCTTCGTCTATGATGATTAAGTCTAGGGTTAGCCCCTCAATCTGCGACACCAGGTTGATCGGGGCAACGGCCGCACTAGAACCGTCCGGCATAACAAGTTTCTTAGCATTCTCTTCCTCTTTGATGTATTGCTCTTGCTCGTTACTTACTTCCAGCAAAGTTGCTTTGGCCTTGCGAAGTGAGTTCCGCATAATCCCATAGCTAATCTTAGCCTGGTCAATCTGAGCCGCGAATATACCAATCTTAATAGGTCGGTTGAACATTACTGGTAGGAATGTAAGTATGAACTCGCAAGTATGCCCTACGGCGTAGGTCTTGCCAGCTTGCCGACTAAGTTCTATGGCAATCTCCACCTGTTTAAGTTTCTTGACATCTTCTTCTGTAGCCCCTGTGGTGATTCGTAGGTTGTCAAGCAAAGCTTTTAGTATCTGGTCTGATATTTCTTCCTGATAAGGATAGAACGTCAGGTTATGCTGAATCAGCAAGTGGTCTGTTCTAAGCTTCCTTAGTTTATCCAACATCTAGTAACTCCAGTTGATTATCCGGCTCATGGGCCTTTAACCTAGCCTCAGCAATCTCAACATATTCAGCTTCTCTCTCAATGCCGATGTATTCTCGCTTCAACATCTTAGCGGCTATGCAAGTTGTTCCCGAACCACAGAACGGGTCTAAGACTGTATCCCCGGGTCTTGAGAATAGGGTGATAAGGTAGGACATTAGCTTGAGGGGTTTAACGGTTGGGTGATTATTCTTACTTACTACCTCGCTCCTATGCCCTCGGCCCTCTCGCTCTGCTCTGGTTTGCATGTTGTTCTTGTTGTTGACTGCTTCTCTATCTTCTACCCCCTTGTTCTTTACAGATTTAGAGGCTTTAGGGACTATCAGAAACGGCAGGGTTTGTGGTATAATGTCCTCGGAATATCTTGAAATATGGCCAGTCTGCTCCTCAACTCGGGGAGCTTTTTGGTTTTCAGCCCATTTGTCTAAATCGAAGTATCGGGAGTAACTATTACTAGTTTCGTCTGCAAAGGTGTTTCTGAAATCCTCACGACCTACTCCGAACATACCTTTATCTGCTGGGCTTGGCTTCTTATTTCCGGCTGGTTGTCTGTAAACCCCATCATTCAGCACATCGTCCGACACTAAAAGATTGGCGGGGAAGCGACCAGAGGGCATCTCGCCATGACTATCAGGCAACTCGTAGCTTGTTCCGTTACCAGCTATACCGCCACCATGTCTAGTTCTTCCTTCAGGTAGGTTGCTAGGTATTCTCGCATCATCCAGCCACGTTATGCCCTTACCGTTCTTTAGTGCTTGGTCAACGTAAGTCTTCTCAGATAGTGGCTTCATAGCTACTATGATTACTTCTACTGCTGGTTTAGGTTGGAAGCCAGCGTATGAGCCGTCTAGGGCTTTGGCTTGGGAAGTTGCAGGTTTTCTTACGTCCATAGTTTCCCCAACCTTTTCTTTCCAGGGTCGAGGCACAGCTTCATTAGAGAAACCTGCCGTGCTTCTTACTTTCTCACCTACCTTGTCACCCAATGCCTCCTCACGCTCTATTGTTTCGGTGTACTTCTCATCTACGTTTAATAATTCAATAAGCCGTTTCCAGTCTATAAGATTAGGTAGCCTTACATTGTTATCGTTCTGTGATTCCCACCAGGTACAGCCCGCAACGTAGCCAAACATATCGTTCATTTGTTTAAGCGTATAGCCTGTCGCCTGCCTGCATTCTTTTATGTGTAGCCCGATTTCTTTATAAAGCTCGGTGTTACGTCCATTCCGCTTATCAACCAACTTCCCAATATTCCCAGCTTTGGGAAACCCACTAGCATATGTCCAATAGATAGGTGTGAAGTCTATCCTAAAGCCAGCTTGTTCTAGGTTTCTAATCATGTGCATCTGTACGTCAGACCGGGGTGCGGACATAACCAAACAAAAAGCTCCTGGTTTTAGTACTCGTAGGCACTCTTTCCATATCTCTACACTAGGTACAGCTTTATCCCAGTCTTTACCCATGAAGGAGTAGCCGTAGGGAGGATCAGTAATAACACTATCAATAGAGTTGCCTTCTAAAGTTTTAAGAACATCTAGGCTATTTCCCGTCAGTATCTTGTTCATTATCACCCTCGCTGATTAGCCCATAACGGCTTAGTATATCTCGTCTGGTATCTGTGACCTCAAGGTTGAGCTTCTCGCCATAGCCATGCTTAGCTAACCATTCCATAGCCCTTGTGTCACCTGATACGCTCTTAGCTACTGCCGTTTTAATAATTGCCTTAATCGGCATCTCTTTAAGTATCGTGCCGTCTTTAAGTTTCAATTCAAACGTGGGGTCTACCAGTGCCTCCTGGATATAGGTTGACAGGTGCTTTGTACCCTTGGGCTTGCCGTTCATGCGTCTAGGGTCATCTGCCCCTGTGAATGGTTTTAGGTTCTGCTCATTCGCCATACTTTGCTTCCAACTCCTCTTCTGTTAGGTTCTCGTTCTCTTCCATAAACTGCTGGAAGCTGGCGTTCAGCTCTTGCATACCTGGGCTATCCTTACATACACAAGGGTCTTTGCAGCACACGCATAATTTATAATCATCAGGCATCTTCATTCTCGCTCAATTCTCGCTCAATTGCTGGCGTTTGTTCTTCCCAATTCTCAGGTAGCTGACTGTCTGTTGATACGAACTTAGCATACCGTTTACGAATAACGTCTACATATTTGGGGTCTAACTCCATCCCATAACAAGTGCGGTCTGTTTGTTCACAGGCTATTAGGGTAGAGCCAGAGCCAAGGAAGTGGTCAAATACTACATCGTCTTTCTGTGTACTATTCCGTAGTGCATTAACGAGTACTTCAATAGGTTTCATCGTTGGGTGCAGGTCATTCTTCAAAGGTTTATCATAATCCCAGAGTGAAGTTAGTTTATCTCCTTTGCCATAGAAAGTATGTGTTCCGCCTTGCTTCCAGCCGTATACAATAGGCTCATGCTTATAGTTATAGTCTGCCCTGCCAAGCACATGATTGTTTTTTGCCCATATCAAAACGTGTTTAAGCTGAAAACCACTATCTCTAACTGCCTGTAGTAGTAGTAGTAGGTCTCCACCTTGTGGGCTAAATATATAGTAGCTCCCTGTATCTTTCAGTACATTACAGGCATTGGTAAATACTTGCATCCAAAACTTGAACATCTCCTCTGGTGTCTGGTGGTCGTTCTCAATAGCATTGGTAAGCCGATCGCCTCCCCCAATGCTATTGAGAAACTCATTTTTGTCTGTATAACTTACACCGTAAGGTGGATCGGTCAAATATAGATTTGCCTCTACGCCATTCATAAGGTCTGTAGTAGCACCGAAATCCGTACTATCACCACACATAACCCTATGCCTGCCTAGCTGATAAACCACTCCAAGTTGACTCACAGGTGGCTCACTGCTGACCCCTGGTGCTTCATCTTCTTCTACTTCTGGTTCTTCGGTTTGCAAGTAACTTATAGCATCGTAATGAGTGGCTTGGTATATCTCTGCTTCGGGTAGTTCATAGGTAGCTATGTAAGTATCGAGCCCCTCTTGGGTTATTGTTCCATACTGACTGGTTACTTTTAATAGTATCTCAGCGGCTTCTTTAATATCTTTGGCTGGAATCTTTATAATAGGAACTTCAGCATCACCATACTCTTTTACAATCACTCGCTGGCGTTGGTGTCCGTCTATCAGGTAGTTCTTATCACCATCTTGCCATACTGATATAGGGAATATAAAGCCGTGCTTTTCAAAGCTCTTTTTAAGCTTCTCGTAGTTGGCTTCGGTTAAGTCTTTAAGATCGCCCTGTGTCGGTATAAGCCCTTTGGTGCTTAATAGGGGTAAGTTGTTTGGGTTTTTAACTTCTAAGGTCATCTATGAGTTCCTTATATTGCTTAACACTCAAGCGACAGTCATAATCTTGCTTAAGTTTATCATAGACGGCGTTAACAGCCAAGTTCCTTGATGATGCGTCCATTAACTTGTCTAGTTCATCAGCATCTACAGCTACAGGCAGTCCTAAAAGATTGGCTATGACTGTCTTGTTCTCGCTCTTGAATCTGTCTTGTGGTCGGTTCATCTTAGGCAGTACGCATATATCTGCCTCCTGTATTTCTTTGTATGCCGTGTCGGGTAAGTACTTCACAAACTCATACTTTTTAGAGTATTCGTTGGGGTTGGAGGCCCAGCGTGAAGCGA